TAAGTATGATTGGGTTGTTGGTCAAAAGGCTGATGATGTTAGAAAAACACTATACAATGAGATTACCAATAAAAAACTTAAGAACTTAGTAGTTTGGTATAATGGAGCCTACGGAACAAAGAGTGTATTTAAAGGGGATCTTTCCTTTAATGATGCAGGTAATTAAATAAATTTGCTTTGCAACTAAATATGATATATAATAGGTGAATGGTTGTTTGAAGCAACTAGAAAAGTATTCTGGACGGGAGTTCGATTCTCCCCACCTCCACCAAAAGATACATTGGCACGAAAGTGTTAATAGCGGAATAGTATCCGATACTTGATGTATCTTTTGATGGGGGTGACTAGGTTTCGACAGGGTAACAAGTATAGAAGTGGACAACCCATCAGAGAAGATGTTAAAACTAAAACAACGTAAACGCAAACGACGCACAGTTCGCATTAGCAGCCTAAACACTGCTTAGGGTTTCGGTAGGTTTCCTCGTAACAGAATAACCTACCACGTTTTAGTATGTCGGACAATAAGTGCCAAATACTATATTATGAGGTATGTCGGACAATAAGTGCCAATTACCTTTAAATTAATTTTTAAAGGAAAAACAAAATGAAATTAAAACTTTTAGTAGCATCAACCTTACTTGCTTGTTCTTCAGTTGCTCTAGCGCAATCATCCGTGACTGTTAGTTATGCAGATAGAACTGTAGATAGCAATGGACAAAATGTCGGGGTAACTCGCTTATCTGCAAAAACTAAATTATTTTCTAATATAGATGGTGATATTGGTATCAATCAAGCAATTAATAGTGTAACCAATTCAGTAACTTCTAGGAAAGAAATTGGATTATCAACTGGGTATGAAATAACATCTTTTGCTAAAGCAACTATTCGTGGCGCTACTGGCATTAAAAGTGTTTCTGGTAAAGCGGGTGTAGAATTTTACTCTATCGAACCTGGAATTAATATTAAACTTCCGATTGATGGTTTTAGTGCTAGAGTTGCTTATCGTTATCGTAATTCATATGATGTTTCTGATCTTGATAGATCTGATACTATGAGATATGCTGTTAACTACGATCTAAGTAAGGTTGACAAGATCTCTATAGGTTATGATGTTTTAACTGGTAATGGTGCTAATAAACAAACAGTATTTTCTTACACAAGGTCATTCTAATTATGGTAGTTAAACCACTACGCAAGATGGTTCTAGTCGCTGAAAATTCAGTTGATCAAACAACTGAATCAGGTATTATTCTAGATGGAACAAAATCTAATCGTGAATCAAAAACTGGAACTGTTTTAGCAATAGGTTCTGAAGTCACTGCAGTTAATATTGGTGATAAGATCTATTTGGAATGGAACAAAGGTCAAGTCGTTAAGATTGACGATGCTCAACGTGTTATGATTAAAGAAGAATTTATTGTTGCAGTGGTTGACTAATGAGAGGAGCAGTAGTTGCCAATGGTCCAAGTAGAAATAGGTTTGATACTTCTGATGGGTATAGTTATTCTATTGGGTGCAATATTCCTTGGACCAAAGTAGATGCTACTGTTATCCTTGATGGTAATGTAATAGAACGCTGGTCAAGAGATCTTAATTTGATTTCTTGTCCAGTTTTTTTTACAGCCAGAGCATGGCGATCTGCGGATGAATATAAAATCCGTGAATATATATTAAACAATAATTTGTTTATTGACTTGATGCCAGATGCTAAAGAATTCTTTTCTGCTGGTCATGTTGCTGCTCAGATTATGTGCGAAAATGATTTTACAGAACTTGACATATATGGGGTTGACTCAATGTTCAAGTATACTGTTGAAAGTTTTACTAACACGTTGGTTGATGATCAGAATCCTGATTCAGAAATGCAGCGTATAGTAAATTGGAGAAAGAATTGGGATAAGTTGCAGAGCGACTATCCTGATGTATCTTTCAATTTTGTTGGTAAAGTCTAAGCTGGATGCAACACCCTCTGTACCTATTGTATAGATCTGGATTGCTTAAGGATGACGAAGTAATTTTAACTTAGGAAATAATATGAAAACACTTATTGGATTAATCGTAACTATGTTTGCTTTGACATCTTTTGCTGCTGAGCCAGCTAAGAAAGAAGAAGCAAAGGCTCCAGCAAAAGTTGAAGCAAATTGCGTAACTAAAGACAAGAATGGTAAATGTCCTCCTGCTCCAAAGTCTGAAAAACCAACTGCAAAGAAAGTAGAGAAGAAAGCTGATGCTCCAAAAGCAGAAGCGAAGAAATAATTCTTCCTAAATAATATTACACTGTGGGTTGAAGGATCCCAATAAAACCTTCATTACACATAACACACAAAGGAGTTTAACTATGAGTAATATGACCCCGTTCGAGATTCGCCTTGAACTATTAAAAATGGCGAAAGACATGCTTAACGATGAGTACTACGGTAAGCGTGAAGTAATTAGCAACGAATGGTCTACAAAGGTAGAAGTTGCTAAAATCAATGGTGGTGAGATGCCTGTTCATCCAGGGTTTCCAGCTTATCCATCCGAACTCGAAATCATTTCAAAGGCTCAGACCCTGAATGGTTTTGTTTCAAACATCCCACTAGATACAAAGACTATTAGCAAAAAGTCCACCTGATAGGGAATTGGACAGGTGTTTGCGCACCTGTCTTCTTTTTAAGGAGATCATATGCGTACATATCGTATATACATACCAATAATATTATTAATACTGAGCATTATATTACTGACAAAAAATACATTCACTGATGCAGCAATTATGTTAGATGTAACATATAACCAATTGACTAAAGAAACACAAAAACAAGTTGATTGTCTGGCTGATAACATTTATCATGAAGCAGGTTTTGAACCCAATGATGGCAAAGTAGCAGTCGCTCTTGTCACACTTAATAGGATGCAAGATCCTAGATTCCCAAAAGATATATGCGGAGTAGTTAAACAACGAACTACTTCAGTGTGTCAATTCTCTTGGTTCTGTAATAAAGTCTCTATAAAAAATAAAGATGCTTATGAAGACGCAAAAGAAGTAGCAGTTTATGTCTATGCAAATTATGAAAATTTGAAAGACATAACAAAAGGTGCGTTGTACTATCACGCAGATTATGTTAATCCAAGATGGAAACTCGAAAAGACTACTGTAATAGGTAGACATATTTTTTATAAAGAAAGTGGAAAACAAAATGATGTCAAAAATGAATCTGCAATTGAAGGAAGAACAAACAAAGCACTCTTTTATGCTGCTGATGGAGGAGATTACTCTTACCAGCGTTAAAACTGCTGTTGAGTGGATTTTTGAAGCAAACTTCTCAGAAGAACCACCAGAACTACTTAATTTAATTATTACAAGTCCAGGTGGTGATCTTAATGCAGCATTTGCATTAATTGATACTATGAAAGGTTCAGCAATCCCAGTTAGAACAATTGGTCTTGGCCAAGTTGCATCAGCTGGACTTATGATTTTTATTGCTGGTGCAAAAGGTCATCGTTTACTTACTCCAAACACTTCTATTCTGAGTCATCAATACTCATGGGGTGCGTTTGGTAAAGAACATGAACTTTTCGCCACTGTCAAAGAATTTGACTTAACAACTAAGAAAATGATTGCACACTATAAAAAGTGCACAGGTTTATCTGAAGCAAAAATTAGAGAGGTTCTATTGCCACCTCAAGATATTTGGTTAAGCGCAATCGAAGCAAAAAAA